GATTTAGATGGTGACGGTAAACCAGATATTGGTATATCATTAAAAACAATTGGTGCTATGGTGTTTAGTATAATATCTTTAGCGGGTGTTTGGTTTAGTTTAAAATCAGATATAGCTTTAGCTATGGAGATGCCTGAGCCTGCAATATCTAAAACAGAATGGGAATTAAAAGACGAATTAATTCGTAACACTATTATGGACACACAAGACGATGTAGAAATGATTTTAGAAAAGCTAGACAAACTAGACGAAAGAATATACGACATACAAAAAAATAGATAACCATGAAGCAGTTTATTTTAATATTAATATTAATACCCTTTATATCATATACACAATCGGATGTTCCTGATGAGTATTGGATAGATGATTCTAATTTTCAAGAAGCTATAGAGGGTAAACACGCTTTTGGTGATGATGATAACATGCCTATAGTTATAGAGTTTTGGGCAAAATTTAATGATGTAAATTGTTTTGCTGATTGGAAAAAAATTGAAAATGCTAAATACTACAGAGTTGATATAAGTAAAGCTCCTTTAGCTAAAAAAGAATATAGAATACGTATGGCACCAACTTTATTAATATTTAAAGACGGTGAGAAAGAAGCAACATTTAAAGCTGGACTAGATCTGCTCTTACCTACTGATTTAAAAGAAATACAAGAAACAATAAATGAAATTAATACAGCAAATAAATTTTAAAAATATGTGTGAATACTGTAACGGCAATTGCTTTTGTTAAAAACAAATGAATAAATTGTTATCTGGCTTTGATATGAATAAATACAAAAATCAAAAGCCACCAAAAGATAATTCCTTAGCTACATTTAAAGAGTTAAAAGAAATTAATTCGCTAAGAGAAGATCCTGGTTTTGTAAAGGACAAAGATAATCAAGTGTCAGCTTTTAAAAAAATTGCTGCAAAAAATGGTTTACCTTTTCCTAAAGACCTGGTCAATACTTTGATAGAAGAAACAGCTCCAAAAGTTTTAGATCTTAAAAATCATTTTAATAGGCCTAGACCTAAACATCTAGCTGGTTCATTTGGTATGAAATTAAAAGATGTTAAAATGGAATCAATGAAAACACCTTCGTATCCATCTGGACACTCTGTTCAAGGTGTGGTTATAGGTAAAGCTTTAGGTAAGTTGTATCCACAACATAAAAATGAATTTGAAAAAGAAGGTCAAGACATATCTTTAAGTAGAAGAATAGGTAGAGCTCATTTTAAATCTGACTCTGTTCTTGGGGAAAAAATAGGAAATGATATGTTTGATTACATAAAAGACAAAATATGATGAAGAAAATTAGCAAACACATAAGCTATAACGAAGGAGTGTATAGCACAACAGCGAATAGGCTTGGTTTACCAAATGATCCCTGTGAAGAGCATCTAGCTAACATGGAGTTATTAGCAGAAAAAGTATTTGAGCCTCTTAGAGATCACGTAGCACATCCTATAAAGATCAATTCGTTTTATCGTGGACCTCAACTTAATAAAGCTATTGGCGGAAGTCGTACATCACAGCATTGTAATGGCCAAGCAATAGATATAGATGATTCATATGGTAATGCTACTAATGCTTATATGTATGAGTGGATAAAGAAAAACTTAGATTTTGATCAAATGATATGGGAATTTGGTGATGATAAAAACCCAAACTGGGTGCATGTTAGTTTTGTAAACGAAGAAGAGAATAGAAACAGATGCTTAAAAGCTTATAGAATTGAAGGATCAAGAAAAACACACTATAAAATAATATAATGGGATATACTCAAAAAAATAATCCTTTTTCTGTAACAAGCTGTGGTAGACGTAGAACGTATATGCAAGATGGCGGAGATTCACCTTTGAAAGATAAACAAGGTAGATCTGAACGTAAAGAATTTAGAGTAGAAAGAGCAGCTGAAAGAAGATCTAAAAAAGGTAAAGAGCCTAGAAGAACTATTGGTAAGGGTAAAAACTTTAATAAAGTAGCAGAAGATAAAAGTGCTACAGGCGGTGCTGCAGGTGGTGGTATGACTCAAAAAGGAGTTAATGAGTATAAAAGAAAAAATTCAGGTAGTAAATTACAAACAGCAGTAACAACTAAGCCATCAAAGCTTAAACCTGGTAGTAAAGCTGCTGGAAGAAGAAAATCATTTTGTGCTAGATCAAAAGGCTGGACCGGAGAAAGAGGTAAAGCAGCTAGACGTAGATGGAACTGTTAAATAAATAATTATGGGAAAAGAAGGACTGTGGGCAAACATGCACGCTAAAAGAAAAAGAGGTGAATCACCAGCAAAACCTGGAGATAAAAATTATCCAACAGATAAAGCTTTAAAAGATTCAGCTGCTAAAATGGTATCACCACTTAAAATGGGACCTATAGTCGCTGCTGTAGCTAGTAAAGTAGCTGGTAAAGTAGTAGATAAAGCTATGGATAAATCTCCATTTAAAATGAAACCTAGTCCATCAGCATTGAAATGCTGGAAAGGATATGAGAGAACTCCTGGAACTAAAGAATTTAGTGACGGTAGTTGTAAAAAGAAATAATCTAATAAAATAAATATGAAAAAGAACGTAAACAAAAAAGAATTTTTACTACAATTAAAAGCTATAACTATAGCTGTTGTAGTTATATTCGCATTATCATTACTAGTAGGTTGTGGCACTTACAATAACCAGCCTAAAATACAAGTAACACACGTATTGGCTGTTACTGAACAAGGTGACACGTTAAGATTACCTATAAGTATGATTAAGCCTAATGTTTACTATAACGTTATATCATATCCTAATAGATATTATGGAAATTGGTACAATGGTTATTATCAACCTGGTTATAACAACTACAGACCTATATACGCTCCAAGCAGTGGATCAGGTTCTGGCAATAATAACAATAACAATAACAACAATAATAACAGCAATAATAAGCCTGCTGTAAAGCCAAAGCCTAACATGCCTGTTAGTCAAGGTGGTAAAGTAAAAGATCCAGGTAGAGGAAATTAAATTTTAGATACTTTAGATTTTTTAGGTGCTGTCTTGATAATCTTCTCACCTTTCATCCAACCATCATATTCTAGTGTTTTATATTTTAAATCACTAAGCACGTGCCATTTTAACTTACCCTGTCTTTCTAAGTAAGAAACATACTGCTGTTCTAAATCTTTATCATGAGCAGACGAGTTCATTACATATACTGGTAGATGCCAACTGTGAGGATCACAAGCACCTTCAACTCCTTTCTTATCTTTTCTTCTATGAGCTACTGTTTTAGCAAAGAAATCAAAACCTATTAAGTTTAAACTTTTATACGTTTTAACTCTGTTAACAAACCAAAGTATACTTATAAAACCTGCACTAGGTCTTAAATCTTTACAATGCAGTATGTCTTTATCAAAAGACTTCATTATATCTACAATTTCTTTATCTGAGTACATAAACTCATACTTCATCTCTTTAGGTAAATGTTCTTCTAACTTCCAATTCTTTAATTGAAAATTTCCTCTACATCTATTAACTAGTATCCTAGAATTTTTAAACTTACCTACCTCAAAATGTTCTCTATTCTTATGCCACTCAGGAGCTCTAAACTGACCTGTTATCCACAAGTCACATCTAGAACCTAAAGACTCTTCCTGCTCTGGTGTTGCAGATATAGCTCTGCCAAACCTAACAACAATGTCGTGAGATTCTATAAAGTCAGCATGCTTATGCTTCATTATCTCTACAGAATTACCCACGAATATTATTGATTTATCTTTTACAAAGTCTTGTATACTTCCCACCATTCTTCGGATAATTCAGCATCTTTATATTCATCAAACCAAGGCCCACCTTCTGTATAGTGTATTGCTCTAGCATTTTCTTTTGTTATTGCATCTATACCAACTAGCATATTATATCTTTTAGGTATTTCACCTATCAACCTTTCATTTAAAAATTTAAACTCATGTAGTTGAGATGGCGTAGCTTTATCTAAATATTCTTTAGATAATTTATTTTTTAGCATATCGCAATTAAATAACATTAAGCTTGACCAGTTTTTCTTTGGGTAGGTTTTATTAACTACACCATTCATTTTACTAGACTTAGCTATATAGTCTTTATGTTTAACTACAGCTATTGGTTTTTCTGATATATATCTTGATACTTCTCTAGGATCTACTCTCCATAAGAAATCATTATCACAGAACAAAGCATAACCGCTGTAGTTCATTATAAGTGGTATGTAAAACCTAGTAAAAGAAAACTCAGTAGATTCTCCTTCAACATCTTCTCTACCATACATACCGTTTTCTCTTAATTTTGCTTTATCTAAATAAGTTACTTTAGCCTCTGGCCAAAACTTTAATATAGATTGTCTACAAACTTTACTTGCTTGAGGGTACTTTGAATCGTGCCCTATAAATACTCTAATACTTGCTGGTTTTTTATTCATGATTTACTTTTTTACCTGATGTTTTTCTTTTAATGTCGTCGTGATTAAACTCAGCCCA